ATACTTTCCAAGTCTGGTTCCGATGCCAAAAAAATGTTTACAGATAAAGTTGTCCCAATATCCGTTAATTATCCGTTTTTCTTCAAACCAATTCAAGACGGTATGGATCGGCCAAAAACTGAGTTGGCATATAGGGTTCCGGCATCCAAACTTACTAGAAGAAAGCTACAAGAAAATATTAAAGAATTAGAATTAGAAGGTCTTGATACAACTATTGACTGGAAAAACACAGGAGACAACTCTTACGATGGAGAAAAGCTAAAGCTATTAGCTCATGACGAAAGTGGTAAATGGGAAAGACCTGATAATATATTAAACAACTGGAGAGTTACAAAAACTACTTTACGTCTAGGGTCAAGAGTCGTTGGTAAATGTATGATGGGCTCTACTTCAAACTCGTTAGACAAAGGTGGAGAAAACTTCAAAAAACTTTATTACAATAGTGACGTTACTAAAAGAAATAGAAACGGACAAACATCTTCTGGGCTCTATAGCTTGTTCATACCTATGGAGTGGAACTACGAAGGATTCATGGATACTTATGGACTACCTGTCTTCGTTAGAGGTAAAAATAAAGTCAAAGGAATTGATGGTTACGAAATTGAAACAGGAGTTATCGAACATTGGGAAAACGAAGTTGATGGACTCAAAAGCGATCAAGACAGTTTAAATGAATATTACAGACAGTTCCCAAGAACTGAAGCTCATGCTTTTAGAGACGAAGCAAAACAAAGTCTTTTTAATTTAACTAAGATATACGAGCAAATAGACTACAATGATAGTTTAAACAACGCCGCAAACTTAACACAAGGAAGTTTTAACTGGACAAATGGAGTTAAAGATACTAGTGTTATGTTTTATCCAAATAATGAAGGTAGATTTAAAATAAGTTGGGTACCACCTAAAAATTTACAAAATCGAGTGATTATAAAAAATGGAATTAAATATCCTGGTAACGAGCACGTTGGAGCTTTTGGCTGTGATAGTTACGACATTAGCGGTACTGTTGATGGTAAAGGGTCTAATGGATCACTACATGGATTAACTAAATTTTCTATGGAAGATGCTCCTAATAACCATTTCTTTTTAGAATATATAGCTAGACCACAAACAGCTGAAATATTTTTTGAAGATGTTCTTATGGCTTTAGTATTTTACGGCATGCCTATTCTTGCTGAAAACAACAAACCAAGATTATTGTATTATTTAAAGCGTAGAGGTTATAGAGGTTTTTCTATGAATCGTCCGGACAAACTTATAAATAAATTATCTATAACAGAAAGAGAAATAGGTGGAATACCTAACTCAAGTGAAGATATTAAACAAGCACATGCTGCAGCAGTTGAAAGTTATATAGAAGGTTTTGTAGGTGCTAAAGAAAATAACTACGGTGATATGTATCATCAAAAAACACTGGAAGATTGGGCGATTTTTAATATAAATAATAGAACTAAACATGATGCAACTATTAGTTCTGGACTTGCTATAATGGCTTGTAATAAAAATTTATATAGACCAGTTCCACAAAGAAATATTAACAAAATAAATCTTGGTATTAGAACTTATGACAATACCGGTGCAATATCAAAAATTAATTAATATATATGCAAGCTACCACTACATATAGTACATTTCCAAATCAGGTCGTACCTGCAGCAGAGAAAGCTACTTACGAGTATGGGTTGAAAGTTGCGAGAGCTATTGAAGGTGAATGGTTTAGAAATTCACAGGGTGTTGGTTATAGATATATGACTAACTATAATAATTTTCATAATTTAAGACTTTATGCTAGAGCTGAACAGCCAGTACAAAAATATAAAGATGAACTAGCTATAAACGGTGACTTAAGCTATTTAAATCTAGACTGGAAACCAGTGCCTATTATTCCTAAGTTTGTAGATATAGTTGTTAATGGAATGTCTCAAAGATCTTATGAGGTGAAAGCTATGGCCCAAGATCCTGTTTCATTAAGAAAAAGAACTCAATATGCTCAACGTATTATGATGGATATTGAAGCTAAAAAGTTTAATGAAATGGTAATGCAACAGTTTGGTATAGATTTATCTGAGTCAACTGCTAAAAATACGCCTGAAACTTTAGATGATATTCCAGCACATATGCAGATGGATTATAAGCAGTCTATAGAAGTTGCAGAAGAAGAACTTATACAACAAGTATTAGATAAAAATAAATATCATTTAATTAGAAAAAGATTAAATTATGATTTAACTGTATTAGGTATATCTTGCGTAAAAACATCTTGGAATCCAGCTGAAGGTATCGTTATTGATTATGTAGACCCAGCTAATATAGTTTATTCTTACACTAACGATCCTAATTTTGAAGATGTATATTATGTAGGTGAAGTTAAAAACGTTCCTATAGTAGAACTTAAAAAGCAATTCCCAAGCTTAACTCCAGAGCAAGTTAAAAAACTACAGAACTATACAGGCAATACAGCTTATTCTCCTAACTTTAATGGTAGGTATGATCAGAATACTGTTCAAGTATTATATTTTGAGTGGAAAAGTTATATAGATCAAGTATTTAAAATAAAGACTACTGCTACAGGGTTAGAAAAAACTATAGAAAAAGAAGATACATTTTTAGAAGTTAAAGAAACAGATAACTTTAAAAAAGCTTCTAGGTCAATTGAAACTTTATATAGCGGAGCTAAAGTACTGGGTATGGAGGAAATGCTTGACTGGCGTTTAGCAGAGAATATGACAAGACCATATGCTGATACAAGTAAAGTAAATCTTAGTTATACTATAACAGCTCCACGTATGTATCAAGGTAGAATAGAAAGTTTAGTAAGTAGAATTACTGGTTTTGCTGATATGATACAATTAACACATTTAAAGTTACAGCAAGTAATGTCTCGTATGGTGCCTGATGGTGTATATCTAGATATGGATGGTTTAGCAGAAGTTGATCTTGGTAATGGTACTAATTATAATCCAGCTGAAGCAATAAATATGTATTTCCAAACTGGTAGTGTTATAGGTAGAAGTTTAACGCAAGATGGTGAAATGAATAGAGGTAGAGTACCTGTTCAAGAACTTCAATCATCTTCTGGTGGTGCTAAAATTGGATCATTAATTCAGACATATAATTATTATTTACAAATGATAAGAGATGTAACTGGGTTAAATGAAGCTAGAGATGGTAGTAATCCTGATAAAAATTCATTAGTAGGTTTACAAAAATTAGCAGCTGCTAACTCTAATACAGCTACTAGGCATATACTTCAAGCTAGTTTATATTTAACTTTAATGACTTGTGAAAATATATCTTTAAGAGTTAATGACTCTTTAATGTTTCCTCTTACTAGAATGTCTTTAATTAATAGTATATCTAATTTTAATACTAATACATTAGATGAGTTAATGAAAGTAAACATACATGACTTTGGTATATTTATAGAGTTAGAGCCAGACGATGAAGAAAAAGCAACACTAGAACAGAATATACAAGTAGCTTTATCTACTCAGTCTATAGATCTAGAAGATGCTATAGATATTAGAAATGTAAACAACCTTAAACTTGCTAATACTTTATTAAAGAAAAGAAGACAAGAAAAACAAGCTAAAGATCAGCAATTAAAGTTACAGCAAATACAAGCACAAGGACAAGCTCAAGCAGAAACTGCAGAAAAAACAGCATTAGCAGAACTTCAAAAGCAAGAAGCTATGACTAATAGTAAAGTGCAATTAGAACAAGCTAAATCTCAGTTTGAAATACAAAGACTTCAAACAGAAGCTGAAATAAAAAGAGGCTTAATGCAGCAAGAGTTTAACTATAATATGCAATTAGCTAAAGAAAACTCTAGAGTTATAGCTGAAAAAGAAAAACAAATAGAAGATCGTAAAGATAAAAGACTTAAAATTCAAGGCACTCAACAGAGTGAAATGATCACCCAAAGAAGAGAAGATGGTTTACCTATAAACTTTGAATCTAAAGGTAATGATAATTTAGGTGGTATAGGACTAGAACAGTTTGCACCTAGATAATTTTATATTAACTATTATATTATATTATGTCAGAAGAAATAAAAGAAAGCGCCAGCGGTGAGTTATCACAAGGTGATTTTAAAGTAAAAAAGAAACCTAAAAAATTAGTTGCAAAAGATGATATAGCTAAAGTAAATTTAGGTAAAAAAGAAGAAATAAAAGAAGAAACTAAAGTTGAAGAAACTAAAACAGAAACACCTGTTGAAGAAACTAAAACTGAAAAGCCTGTTGAAGAGACAAAAGAAGAAGCTCCTATTATAGAAGAAATAGAAGTTAAAAAAGAAGAAGAAAACGTAAAAGAAGAAACTGAACAGGTTATAGAAGATATTAAAGAAGAAGTAAAAGAAAATCCACAAGTAGAATTACCAGAAAACATAGAAAAATTAGTTGACTTCATGAAGCAAACTGGCGGATCTGTTGAAGACTATGTTAAGCTTAATAAAGATTATTCTAAGTTAGGTGGAGAACAATTACTTAAAGAATATTATAGTGTAAGCAAGCCACATCTAAACACAGAAGAAGTAGAATTTTTAATGGACGATAATTTTGCTTGGGATGAAGA